TTTTATAAGGGAAGATGTAGTCGCCATTTTTTACCCGAAGATTAAGATACTGTTACAACCCAAGTGATAGCAATTGAATCGCCAGCTGCTTTAGCAACTGATGGGAACACTGTGCGGCAAAGCAAAGTACCACCAGAAGAAGCATTAAAAATACCTGCTTCTTGAACACCTGGGGATGTAGAAGTACCAGTACCTGCTGGGAAAGTCGCAGTATATGTAACTGTGTTTGTGGAAACTGAAGTTGCTGAAAGAGTAACACGACCACCCTCAGTTACTAAAGTAGTATCTGAAGCTGCTGCAGCAGTGGAACTTGTTCCAATCGCCATATGAGTCATGGCTGTTGCTGTCGCATCTTTCATTCTTGAAGCGATGTAGTTTTTACCTACAGTAACAACAAGATTCGGAACATCAAATGCATTGATTAGTTCGCCTTCAGAATTGAAGTGGGATACGGTAACCATCCCAGTTGGTTTTAAATTTTCTTGAATATTCATTTGAGGATATCTCCTGTGAGTTAAAAATACACTATTAGAAAGTTGCGTCGATAGTGTTGTCGTAAATTATTGGGGTAACAGCAAAGTAATTACCCTCGCTGTATGGATTCTTTGCTACATAACCAGTATCAGTTTCACCAGTAGTGGCATCCGTAAGATATTTAGTCATACTTCTGGTAATAGAATCAGTTGCCACAACTGTTTCAGATAATGCTGTTCCAATGGCAAAGGTAATTGATGCATCTGTTGGTGTGCTGATTGAATCTGCTAATGCTTTTCCAGTTAAAAATGTTATTCCTGTATCAGTTGGTGTGCTGATTGAATCGGATAACACCTTTCCAGTTTCAAGTGATGCTGCTTCTGAAGAAGTAGCAGTATCTGCCAGTGCTTTACTAATACTAAATGTTTGCTCTTCAGAAGTTAATACAGATTCAGTCAACGCTTTGCTAACAGCTTTGGAAGAAATTGATTCTGTAACAGTGGCTGTTTCTTTTAAACTTAATGCCAAAATTCTTACTAGAGACTCTAACGCTGCTCCAATATTAAACTCATTTGTTATTTGGAATTCGCCAAAAAGAGCAGTTCCTGCTGGATGCAACATTGTTCTAACAGCAGTTTTATATGTATTCAGTCTTTCATCAATTTGTAAAACATAAGAGAACGCTTGGTAGTATCTACTATCCTGAATAAAAACAGAATCACTTAAGAATCCAGCATTTGATGTATAATATCCAGGATATTCAGCAAGAGATCCTAAACCAACATGTAAAATTGCTGATTCTTTTGCGACAGCTGAAACAACATTACTAATCGCTTGTGCAGAAAACGTGGTTAGAATATTACCAGCATATGTTCCATCCATATAGAAAGATCTAACACCACCAGAAATATCATACGCATAATCTACTGTGTTAACGAATCCTTGTTCAGAAGTTCCATTTGTTGTCTCAATAACAGATACATTTTGTCCAGTAACAGTAACAGAAGATAGGAGTGGATTAATTGTAGGTGTAAAATAATCTTGTAAAGCATTAACAGAAAGTGTAAAATCAGTTGGATATCCAATACCAAACTTAATAAACTCGCAAGATACAATTCCACCAGTGCTGTTAATGCGTGTAACTTTTACAATAGATCTAACACCAGTACCATTTTTTATTTCAAATAACTGTCCAGCTTTAAATCCACTACCAGCAGAAATAATTGATACATTATTTGTTGTTGCTACAATAGTACCAGCAAAAATAGTTTCGTAGCGAATTACATCACCAACTGCAATATCACCAAAGAATCTTCTATCAATAAAAAATTCATATGTATCGTCACTAAGCTGAACAATACGATCTACTTCAATTTCAACATATTGACGACGATCTACTAAAACTTTAAATGTAGTATCTGGTTTAATGACATCAACCAGTTTTCCTTCGATTAAATCTGGTGTGCCAGTTACAACTTTAACGAATATTGATACATCTTTTTGCCATCTGCCGTCAGATGCTCTAAGCATAGAAACGCCAGGATATTTAACATCAACATTTTTATTGTAAAGCAGTTTAAACAATAATTTAAAAGATTGCTCGCTACCCTTTGCCAAATATTGAGTTTTAATATGTTCAAGTAAAAATCTATCAGTAATCTGTAAATCTGCTGGCATATTTACTGCCAGTTCTGATTTAAAGTATTGAATGAAATCGTCTAGCGTTGTATCTAAATCTCTTACCGACTCAAGATCAATGCCATACTGTTCCAAATATTCGTAGTATGCCTGAATAAAAGAAACAAATTCGGGATAGTCTTCCCTAACAAATTCAGGAACCTGTGCGGGAATTAACGATTTTGCTGCGATACGCATATTATGTTGGTCTTAGATCTGAGAATTGATAATTGAACCCTGCGCCCAAATCTCCAGTGGCAGTTTGATCAGGAACCATTGTTACAGTTAAGTGATCAAGTCCCAATTCTGCAACTTGATGCAATGCGGAAACAACATCATTAGATTTTGGTTTACATGAAATTTCAAAATCAACATCAGCTAATCCTGTAATGTAAAGATTACTAATTTGAATGTAACCAGCATCATAATCAACTGTTCCAATCGCACCATCAACGATAACTTTTTGGTAATTATCATCTAATTGATACAGTCTAATAGAACCCAATCCGTCATCGTCCAAGTAATGCACAACTGAACTGTTTTTAACAAAGAAACCAGTTGAGTAAATGCTATTATCTGCTTGACCAGAAGCATATAATGGATTAACAAGATTCAAAATGTACTGAGCAGAAGTATTGTATTTAACAACAAGTTTTCTTCTCAATAAAATAGTCATCGAATTATTAACGATTGATTTGTCTGATGTATCAATTATTCGAGATAGTTTAGAATATCTAAAAACGCCATCAAATCTTTTTAGATCAGATTCGTTATAGTTTGCAATTGTTGTAACGACGTTTTGCTGTAGCTGATTTATTGTTTTCTTAGTAGCTGCAGGGTTGTAGTATACAGTCGCATTCAATGCGATATTAATATATTCTGGATCTATAATTTCTGGAGTAACAGAAACCATATTTCGTTTAGCCAATATCTGATTAAGAATATATGATTTCTGTAGGTTTGTTAATTTATCTGCATCTATTGGAAGAACACAAATAAACACTTTACCATAAATTGCTGGATAATTAACTTCTCCACCCCAAACAGAAACAGATTTTGCCTGAGGGAATCCTTGTAAAATTAATGCTTTATAATCATCTGGAGTAACTGCACGATTTTGAGCAGCATAAGATCTTGGGGCATTATAACGAATACTCTCAATATCTTCTGGACCAGCGCCACCAAACGCAATTGTTTTTGTAGATATACTGGTTGAACCACCAAGCAAACTAATACCAGCATAACTGAACAAACGAGCACCATTAGCACTGTTTAAACTTGAAACAAAATACTCAATAGTAACAACATTACCATTTACCAATTTCGTTCCAATAATATCATCTCCAAAATAAACTTCAAATAAATTCTTTTCAAGTTCTTTTACAAAAAACACTTTACTGTTTGCATCTAGCGCATCTAAAATATTATTTGAATATGTATAATTTGTAAAATTACCGATACTTGCTGATTCTTGAACAGTTACTCTAACTGTGTTTAAATCTACATTCGCATTCGGAATAACAAATTTAGATCCTGTGCTAACAGTATATGTGTACTTTAATGGTGTTCCTTCTATGAGTTTAACTCCAGAAAACACATATCCATTTGCTCCATAGGAAGCTACATAATCGCTAGTATTATAGAAGGTAAAATTAATTCCATCTACCGAAGCTGAAAATGGTTGATATGCTGGTAAAGTTGTAACTGTTGGATATGATGTTGGATTTGTAATACGAACATCTACTGTCGATTGAGCGCAATTTGCTGAGCGAGGAACATACCCAAGCATTTTAGCAAGGGAAACTACACTTTCTCTTTTTGCTGCGGAATCAATAAACATCTCATTTACAGCAAGATTTGTGTAAACATTATTGTAGTGAGTATTATACGCAAGAGTATCGATCAAAATATTAAGACCAGATCCATCAAAATCGTAATCTTTAAACTCGTCCTGCGCACGAAAGAAGTTTTTTAAATTAGTTTTAATGTTGTCGAAATCTAATTCTGCTACATTAATTCTATTACTAGTAATTGCCATTATCGTGTTCTCTCTAATATTAGATTAAGAAATTGAGGTGTTTGTGTATTCAAAATGGTAAAGTAAATAGAAACATCAACACTATTGTTGTCTGGATTTACTTTACATTCGATAGAAGTTACATCAACCCTTGGCTCATGATTCTCTATTGTTTGTCTTATTGTTTTTTCAAGAACAATACCAAGCATTGGAGTTGCTGGTTCAAATAATAATCCTCTTACTTGTGACCCAATTTCAGGATGAAATTTTCTTTCATAATTTTTTGTTAAAATAAGATTTTTTACAGCAGCTTTGATCGAGTTCTCGTCATATCTTTTTACGACATCTGCTGGATTTGAATACTTAAAATTTTGTAAAGTGTAATTAGCATTGGCATTGTGCCACAGCTGTATGTGGGTGCTATCAATTGTTTCTTTTACTTTCCCAACAAACACATTATTGATAATGATATTTCTATGTAGCATATCATACTTGTCAAATATGGTGTTTGTTCCAACAATTATATCGCTGGATGTTGATGTGGTCATGCTCCCAATACCCTCATTTACCACTGAATAAATTGGAGATGGGATAAAGTTTAAGTCTATATCAGAAAATGTTCTTGCGTTTCTTGCCATATCTATTATTTATAAGGGTTATGTTATGTTTTACTTGGTCTGAGGATTGCAACCAAAGACCCATTTCCTGGAGTTGCATATCCTCCTGGCCAAGATTTAGTGCAGCTACCACCAGATGGATTATTTGCTGCTTTATCTGCTTGGTTTCCACCGACGAATGTTAGTTTTCCACCATCATTTGTATATACCATATTAACGTGACGATATTTCCAAAAGCAAACATCTCCACACTGGGCTTCGGCAAAATTTGTTATTTTAGTAAAGTTCCATTGAGCAGGGTTATCGACAAAGGCAGCAGCGGAAGCTGTCTGAACATAACGATATCCATTTTGTTTTAGAACCCAATTTACGAATCCAGCACACCATGCAGTTTGATCAGATAACCATATACCAGATTTTGGATATCCAAGATCTGACCAAATACGTAGAATATTTTGATTAGACGCTGCACCACCCATTCCTGTTTCTGACCAATATCCACCTTTTGCGAGGTCAAGTTGTTTGCTCAAGAAATTATACAAATTACCATCAGTATTTGGGGAATTTCCTTTGGAATTTCCTCCAGCATTTTGAGGAGCAATAAGACTTTGACCTTTGCCATCGTCTTTCGGTGTTCCAGCAAAATTCTGTTTTACTCCATCTGTAGCAGCTTCGGGATTGCTAAAAGCTGATGGATTAGCCAAATATGCTTCATGTAATTTTGTGTTTGCCTCATCAATAATA